CCGCAATGATTCGGTAATGCGCGTAAACCTTGACGGCACATACTACTACCTCCGGGTTACATGGAATGCTTACGGAGAGTTTTGGATGCTGAGTACCTACGATGCAGATATGCAGATGAAAATCGGAATGGCAAAGCTCGTGCCGGGGACGATCTGGAACTTCTACTATCTCAACTCGAACGGCCCGCCGGGAATCCTTGGCGTTCAAACGGACAAGGAACGCATCGGGAGGCAGGATTTTGTTGATGCGGTGGCTCACCTATACTATCTGCCGGCTGAACAGATGGGGGTGCAGTGATGGAAAACTTTGACCGTCAGTACAGAGTACGAATCGGAAAGAACAATTCCATGGGCCGAGAACTCGGCAAGCCGAATGAGTCAACAGGCAGGGCGCTTCGGTGTCAATTCTCCTGCGAAGTTGGTGACAGCTCAAGCTCCAACACCGGAAAAATTACGCTGTGGAATTTGGCAGATGAGACCCTGCGCCTACTGGAACAAGAGGACTGCTTGATTGAGCTGAGTGCAGGGTACAAGGACGACCTGCCCACGATAATGGGCGGAACGCTGACGTACTTTGAAACTGAGCAGAGCGGCGCCGATCAGCAAACCACAATAGAGTTTGTGGACAGCTTTACATCGTGCCGAGACAACACGGTAAGCCTCAGCTATTCCGGTACGGTTTCGGGAGATAAAATCGTGCGTGACGCGGCGCAGATTATGGGCTGTGAGGTTAAATTCTCAAAGTCCGCTAAGTTGATAGACTTCACGAATTTTGCGTTTGTAGGGGCAGGAAAGACCTTGATTGAAAGGGTTTGCAACCGCAGCAAAATGCGCTGGAGCTTGCAAAACGGAATTGTCCAAATCTGCGCATTGGACGAGCCGATAACGATGGCCGCTTATGTGCTGTCCGCAAGCACGGGCCTCATTGGCTCTCCGAAACCCGTCTTTGAGTCTGCATCGACGAGCGATAAAAAGAGCAGTAATGCTTCCAAGCGTAAGGCGAAAAAGGGCATCGAAGTCACCTATGCACTTAATGGTCATATCCAAGTGGACGATTATGTGAAAGTTGACTCGAAGCCGTACAAGGGCAATTATCGGGCGTCCAAAATCAAATTTACTGGCGACACAGAGGGCGACGACTGGAAATGTGTAGCGCTGTTTGTGGAGGTGAAGTGACGTGAAACAGGATTTTCTTGATGCAGTATCTTCCCTTGTTGGGCGGCTGATGGAAGATTCGATTCATACCTCTGCACCCTCCAAGGTTGGAAAGGTAGAGAATAACCATACTGCGAAGCTCACCCCTAACCTCAAGGTGACAACGGATGATGGCCGAGAAGTTCCTTACCCGGAAATATCAGGCGCCATCATTCTGATGCCCTGTGGAGCAGGTGGAACGGTCGGCTTTGCCTTTCCAGTGAAGTCGGATGACGGGTGCCTAGCTCTCTTCAACGAGGGCGGCTCAGGAACAGACCTCAAATGGGATCTCTCGAATGCGGCTTTGCTTCCGGGCCTTTACCAGTCGCCGGGTGAGCAGGTGAAAAAGGCCGGGAGCGAAGAAGCGGCCATAATGTTTGCACCCAGCTCCACTATCACGGTCACGAAAGACAAAATCGAAATCAAAAAGGATGATACCAAAATTACGGTGACATCTGATTCCATAAAAATGGAAAAAGGCAGCACGACTGTTACGGCATCATCTTCGAGTGTTGATGTGACGTCTCCGAATTTGAACATCAAGGGGAATACCAAGGTGAATGGCAATATCTCGGTGACGGGAAACGTGACGATTTCCGGTACATTAACGCTCGGCGGAATTGTGATGAATACGCACACGCACGTCGGTGTGCATGGACCGACTGGAGGACCTGTGTAATGGCTTTGAAAGACCTTGCGCTTTCCAAAAGCGGAGACCTGCTGATAAACGAGAGCGGAGATTTTACAATCATCGACTCGGTTCGGCAGGGCATTCAAATCAAGTTGAGGTGGATTAAAGGCGAGTGGGTCTTTAATCCTGAAATGGGTGTGCCTTATTTTGAGTCGATTTTAGTCAAGACGCCAAACCAAGCACTTATCGAAAAAACGCTGCGTGACCAGATTTTAAGCGTGTCTGGTGTTACAAGCGTTGGTTCGATAAATCTTGCAATGGACAAGAAAAAACGAACTCTCTCTGCGAAGTTTACCGCAAAAACGACGGAGGGAGAGGTGGAAAGTGAGGTGGAGCTTTCTCATGGAGTATGGAATAACAGCTGATGGCTTTTCGATGCGGCGGCTGGACGAAATCTATAATGACTCCTGCAAAAGATTTGAGGATGAAATCGGTGTAAACCCGTCCGAGAATCCGCAGAGCCTTATGAATGTGCTTTTTACGATTTTTGCCGATGCCCCGGCAGAATTGTGGGAAGCATTTGCGGCCAGCTATCAGCAGCTCTTCCCGAATACCGCCGAGGGAATCGCACTGGACAACGCGATGCAAATTGGCGGCGTCAACCGTATCGGGCAGGCGCGCACAAAATATACGCTGTCCTGTACGGGGCGTGAGGGCACGGTGATTCCGGCAGGCGCTTTGGTGCAGTCGAGCACATATCCACAGCGCCAATTTCAGGCAAAAGGAGTGTCCACGATTTCCAGTGCGAACTGGAGAAGAATCGGCATTCGGCCAATCGAGAGCGTGAGCGGAACAATTACGTTTGAGTTTGGC